GATCGTTCCGGGCGGCTACCTGCACGACATGTGGCAAGCGGCCGACCAGGCGGCGCTCTTGCCGAGCGTGGAGGTCGTGCCGATCGCGGACGCGCTCGCCATGCTGCCGCCGCCGATCGTCATCGAGCCGGAGGCGCTTTCATGACCAACCTCTTTCGCACCGTCTCGAGCTGGCTGGAGGCGAAGCGCACCGCGATCGCCACAAGCGACGTCACGTACCGACGCGGCGACCGTTCGGTGTGCGTGCCGGCCACGATCGGCCGCACCGAATACCAGCAGGACGACGGCTACGGAATCATCACGAAGGCCGAATCCCGCGACTTCCTCATCCTCGCGGCCGACCTGGTCCTCGACGGGATGCTCGTGCTTCCGGAAGTGGGCGACCGCATCGACGAGATGCAGTGCGACAAGACGTTCACGTATGAGGTGCTCCCGATCGGCGGGCAGCAGACGCAGTACCGCTACAGCGACCCATTCCGGCAGACGCTGCGAATCCACACAAAGCTCATCGACGAGGAGGTCGGAACCTAATGCCCTCCGTCGCCGCCTCCATCGCCGCCGCGGTCCTCACCGAGCTGGCCGGCCAGACGTTTTCCATGCCGGTGACGTGCGCGCGGAAATATTCCCCGAACTGGGATCTCCGCGACATCGACGGCGTTCAGCTCACCGTCGTGCCCCGCGGCAACGAGATCGCGTCGGCATCGCGCGGGGAGCTATCGCACCAGGTCGCGGTCGACGTGGCCGTCCAGAAAAAGGCGTCGGCCAGCACGCCCGCGGAAATCGACCCGCTCATGGATCTCGTGCAGGAGGTCGCCGACTTCCTCACCCGCCGGCGGCTCGCCGGATATGCGGACGCGTCATGGCTGCGGATCACCAACAGCCCGATCTACGCGCCCGAACACCTCACCGACAAGCGGTTGTTCACAAGCGTTCTCACCGTCACCTACGTCGTCCAGCGCTAACCGGAGGCTCCCATGCCCATATCCATCGTCCAACAGATCAAGCTCGTTTCCGAGTGGGCTCCACTGCTCGCGTTCGGCCAGCGGTGGCTCGCCGAGAAAGACCCAGGCCGTCGCGTCGACATCCTCGGCGACACGGCCGAATGGCTCGCGTCGAAAACCGCCACCAAGTTCGACGACCAGATCGTGTCGCGGCTGTTCGCCATGCTGAAGACGTCGGAGGGCGAGGAGTTCGTCCGCTACCTCGTGACGGTCGGTGAGACCGTGTCGGCCGCCGCCGCCGCAGCTGAGGGGGTGCAGGCATGACCAGCGTCATTCACCTAGCCGTCCAAGCCGTGGTCGCCATCGGCCTCATCGGATACGCCCTCGTGCTGATCGCCCAGCGGGCCCGCGCGTTCGTGACGGGGCCGGCGGCCGCGGAGCGTGCGCCGGTCGACGACCTGCGGCTCGTGATCGACCTCGCGGCCCGGCTCCGCGACAAGGGCAAGAGCGACGCCGTGCTCGTGTGCCAAAAGCTGCTCGACGAGCTCTTGAAGCCGGGGGCCAGTCGTGAAGCCCTTCGTGCTCCTAATCGCCGGGATCGTGCTACTGAGCGGCGTCGTGCCGATGTCGCTGCCGTCGTGGCCGGACGCCAAGCCGGTGGTGCCGGCCGCCCCCGGCCCGGCGAGCGCGGCCGTGTACGTCTACGAAAAAGACGCATCGACCGTGCCGGTCGGCGTCACGGCCGGGCTCAACCGGCTCAACCGCGAGCGGCAGATCACCGCGACCTTGCTCGAGGCCGACACGACCGACGGCACGGGCGACGTGCCCGAGCAGTACCGACCGGCCCTGGACGCCGGGAAGGCGGCGGGCCTCCCGGCGTTCGTCGTGCTGTCTGGCTCGACCGTGATCGCCGTCAAGCGGGTTCCGGAAAGCGAAGACGACATCGTGAGGGCCGTGCCGTGAGTTCGTTCAACGCGAACATCGACCCGGCGCTGATCGACGTGTTCCCAACGGAGCACGACGGCTACCCGGATCATCTGGCCGCCGAAGACACCGACGACGTGCTGCGCGACGTGTGCGGCGCGGCGGCCCGCGAGTTTCCAGAATCGCTGTGGATCGAGCCGCGCGACTGGGCCGACAAGGCGGCCGAGAACGACCGGAACAACAGCTGGCCGCTCAACTTCATCGACCGATTCACGAATCAGCAGCCGACGCACGAATGCACTTGCCATAGTCTGCGGGCGAACGCGGAGGCCGCGAGGAACCGCGCCCGCGGCGTCATCTACCCGGACGGCCCCCGGAAGGGCGCCCGCTATCCCGAGTCGGCCAACGCCGGATCGGTGTGGCTCTCGCCGCTCTCCGTGTACGCCGAAGCCAATCCCAGGCAGTGGGGCGGGGCCAACGTCCGCCAGGTGCTCGAGCTCGCGGTCCGCCGCGGCATGCTGCCCGACACGATCCAGCCCCGCGAGTACGGATTCCGCCACGCCCTCCAGGGCACGAGCGGGAACGGCAACACGAACCAAAGCGGCGGCCGGTGGATCCCGCTGTCGCGGTTCCCCGAGGGGTGGGAGCAGACCGCCCGGTGGTTCCGGCCGCTGGAGGTCGTTTTCCCGGCCTCGTTCGAGCAGGCGGTGTGCTGTGTCCTCCACGGCCTGGTCGTGAGCGTCGGCCGCAACGGCCACGCCGTGCCGTGGGCGCGGTGGATGCCCGCCCAACGCCTCATGGCCTACCCCGACAGCTACGACGTCGTCCGCTACGACTCCGAGCGCACTGCTCGGTCGGCGTGGAGGGGGTCGTTCGCGATCGCGTCGATGGTCCTCCCCGATGACTGGAGCCGGCCCGCCGGGTGATCCCATGAAGCCGTTCACCGCCATCGCCGCCGCCCTTCTCGCCGCCGTCTGCACGACCGCCGCCGCGGATCATTGTTGGAACTGCCTGGGCATTCGTCAGGTGGGCGTCGGGCACGTCCGGTTCCCGTGTCCCGTCTGCGAGGGCACGGGCACCACGGGGCCACTGGAGGCTCCCGGCGCGACGGCCCCCGGCTCCGCCCAAACAGCCGGGTTGCCCCCGACGGCGGCCCCCGTGTTCGCCGCGGCGGCCCCCGACCCGACCGGCGTCGAGCCCCGTCCGTCGAGGCCAGCCGTCGGCCGGCCCCGGCCGGTGGTCGCCCGGGTCACGGCCGGCACCGGGCCGTCGATAGACATGGGTTCCGGCGTGCTCGTCCGCGTGACGGGCACTACGGCAATCGTGCTCACGAACTGGCACGTCGTCCGCGACAAGCGACACGCCGTCAAGGTCTCGTGGCCCGACGGCTCGCAAAGCGACGCGCGGCTCGTGGCTTGGGACCAGGACTGGGATCTCGCGGCAGTCGCCGTACCGCGGCCGGCGGCGGCGCCGGTGCAGCTCGCGTCGCAAGCCCCGCGGATCGGCGACCACCTGACGATCGCCGGATTCGGCATGGAGGGCCGCTACCTCGAGCAGACCGGCACAGTAACGGAATACCTATCGCCGAGCCCCGCCCACCCAAAGCAGTTCGTCGAGTGCCAAGCCGCAGCCCGCCACGGCGACTCCGGCGGCCCGATGTTCAACGCGGCCGGGGAGCTCGCGGGGTTGCTGTTCGGCGAGCGCGGCGGCCTCACCTGCGGCAGCTGCTCCACGCGGATTCGGGCGTTTCTGGCGGGTGTGCGGGTGCCTGTCCACCGCGGCGAAGCCGGTCAGACGCCATGCCAAGACGAAAGGTGCGCGATCCGATGACCGCCATGCCCTCCGACCTCGAGCTCGCCCAAGCCCGCGACGCCGTCTGGCGCCGCCTGGCCCTGCACCCGATCCGCCGGGCGGCCCTCGGCCGCGACCAGGCCGACGCGATCACGGCGATGGCCCTCGGACAGATGCCCGACGACGTGGAAATGGACGTGGCCGGCGAGGGCACGGACTACGAGCGGATGCTCCGCGAGCGAACCGAGCGACGGGTACTCGACCTGTATGCCGAGCGGTTCGGGTTCGCGTTCACGACTTTCCTGCTGACGTGGGCGATCTCCGCCATCGTGCAGGCGCTCATCATGCGGTGGTGGCGGAAGCGGCAGGAGAACAAAACGTGACCCAGCGCACGAGCGACATCATCGACGTGGCGATCCGCGTAGCCCGCGAGTTCGGGTTTCCGATCGTCGTTTTGGCCGCGGTCATGTGGTGCTTCCGCGAATCGGCCGCCGTGCTCCACAGCACCGTGCTCGTGCCGGTCGTGGAGTCGCACACCGTGTTCATCCGGCAGACATCCGAGACGCTCAAAACCCTCGGTAACACCCAAGACCGCCAGGCCGAGACACTCCAGGAGATCGCCGCCGGTCAGCGCGAGATCCAGCATGCCATCGGCCGCATCGGCGCCGGGGAGGGTGCGCGATGATCGTCAAAATCGAAGACCACACCGATGCCCTCCGACGGGCGGTCAGCCGAGCGATGTTCAAGAACCTCGGCCACGCCGGCGCGAGCCTGCGGCTGGCCGCGAGAAGTCTGATTCGCACGCGGCAGACGTCGAGCGATCCGGGAAGCCCGCCCACCACCCGAAAGGGGGCACTTCGCAACTCGATCCTCTACGCCGTCGAGGGCGACCACACGGTCGTCATCGGCCCGAGCGTGACGATGATCTCCGACGTGGCGCGAGTCCACGAGCACGGCGGCAGTCAACGGCCGCGGTGGCTGCGAGGCAAATCGGAGGCCGAGCTGCTCACCGCGGGCACCAACTGGGAGCTCGTCGTCGGCGGTCACGGCCCGATCGGCGACTCCCGCGGCACGGCCTACATCAAGTTCACGAGCCAAGCGCAGGTCGACAAGAGCCAGCGGTACATCGAAACCGCGCCCGGCGACTCATTTGGCAACACGCGCAAATCGCGGCTCCAAGCCGAGAAACGCCGCATTCTCGCGAAGGTCGCCAAGCAGGGCGGCGTCGCCACCTACCCCAGACGTCCGTTCATGGGGCCGGCCCTCATGGACAACCTCGACCGGCTCTCACCGATGTGGGCCAACAGCGTTCGCTAACCAACCCCAAGGAGGGATCGACGATGACCAAGATCGGACTCGACTGCAAGCTCTACCGCAACACCGGCACGTACGCGTCACCGGTTTGGAACGAAATCCCCAACGTGCAGGACGTGACGGTCCAGCTCTCGAAGGCCGAAGCCGACACGAGCACCCGGGCCTCCGGATGGAAGACCCGCAAAGGCACCCTGAAAGATGCCTCGATCGACTTCCAGCTGAAGTACGTTCCGGGCGACGCCGACTTCGCGGCACTGCTCGCCAGCTTCACCGGAAACAGCTCAATCGAGCTCCTGGCCCTCGACGGCGCGGTCGCCACGACCGGTTCCCAGGGGCTCCGGGCGATCTGCGAAGTGTTTCAGTTCCAGCAGGGCCAGCCGCTCGAGGGCGCGGTGACGTTCGACGTTTCGGCCAAGCCGACGCCGACGTTCGACAACAACGGCGCCCTCATCGCTCCGACATGGTTCACGGTTGCAGGAGCCTAACCCATGCAAACATTCACCGACACCGCCGGGCGGGTCTGGTCGATGGCGATCAGCACCCACACGATCAAACGCGTGCGCACGCTGCTCTCCGTCGATCTCATGGAGTTCGTCGAGGGCGAGCTCATGGCGAAGCTCATGGGCGACGTTGTGCTGTTCGTGGACGTGCTCTACGCGTGCTGCAAGCCGGAGGCGGACGCCAGGGGCGTCACCGACGAGCAGTTCGGCCAGGCGATGTCGGGGGATGTGTTGCTCCAGGCCGAGGAGGCACTGGCGGAGTCGCTTTTTTCTATTTCCCACCCGTCCCGCCGCCAAGCGGCGCGGACGGCGTGGGAGAAGTTCAAGGCGCTGCGGGAACGGACGGGCGAACTGGCGGTGGTGCGGCTGAACGATCCGGCGATCAACCGGAAGCTCGAAGAGATTCTGAACAGACCGATCGACCTCGATTCACTGCCGCCGACGCCTGGCAACTCCTCTACCAGCTCGCCGGCGTCGTCGGGGTAGATCCCGGCCCGCTAACGATGCGGGAACTGTTTTGGATGGCCGACGGGAGAAGACGAGACGAGTGGAGACGGACGGCGCGACTATGCAGCGTGATGGCAAACATTCACCGCGACCACACTGCCAAGCCGTCGCCCTACTCCGACGACGATTTCAACGACTACGCCACCCCTCGGCATGAGGCACGGATCAAAGCGCCCATCACGATTCTGAAAAGCATCTTTCTCGGCGACGAAAGGAACTGACGTGTCATCCACCGCGATCCGCGCCGGCGCAGCGTACATCGAGCTCACGCTCCGCGACGGCATTTCCCGCCCGCTCCGGACCGCGTCGTTCGCCCTGAAGGACTTCGGAAACGCCGTCTCGTGGCAAGGTGCCAAAATCGCGGCGATGGGGGCCGCGGTCACCGCGCCCCTCGCGGCGATGGCCCACTCGTTCGCCCGGTCGGCCGTCGAGTCGGGTCGATTCGCCACCCGCCGCGACGCCGCCAACGTGATGGGCTACGTTTCGGCGATGCTGCGGCTCACGGACGCCATCGCGGCGTTCCGCGACGCCCTGGGGTCGGCCGTGCTGCCCCTGTTCACTCGCTGGCCCAATGCCCTGGCCCGGATTCTCACTCAGGCCACCGCATGGGTGCGGGCGAACCGTGTCCTCGTGCAGAGCGTCGCGCGGCTCGCCACGATCGTCGTCGCAGCCGGCACCGCGCTCGTTATCGTCGGCAGGGCGATCGCGACGATGGGGAGCGTGCTCGGCGTGCTCGCCGGCGTGGCCGCGGCAGCGTCAACGGCCGTCGCCACGATCGGCACGGTGCTCGCGGCCATGTTCACGCCGCTCGGGCTCGTCATCGGCGCCGTCGTGACCCTCGGGGCGGTGTTGCTCTACCACACCGGCGCAGGAGCGGCGGCCGTCCAATGGCTCGGCGACGCGTTCTGGCAGCTGCACGATGACGCCAAAGACGCGTGGCAGGGAGTCGCCGACGCCCTGGCGGCCGGCAACATCCAGCTCGCGGCCGAAATCGTCTGGCTGGCGCTGAAAATGGAATGGCAACGCGGCGTGAACGCGCTCAACCAGATCTGGATCACCGCGAAGGATTTCTTCCTCCAGGTCTGGAGCAACGCGTCATTCACCGCCGCCGGCTACTTCATCGACGCGTGGGCGATGGTCGAAAACGGATGGGTCGAGACCGTCGATTTCCTGGCCGACACCTGGGCCATCTTCACGAACATCCTCACGAAGACGTGGCACTCCGCCATCGGATTCATCAAAAAGGCGTGGGTCGGGCTCAAATCGCTTTTCGACAAAGACATCAACGTCAACGCCGAGGTCACCCGGATCAACGCCGAGACGGACGCCAAATGGAAGGCCGCAGACGATCAGCAGAACGCCGCCATCGGGGCGCGCAACGAAAGCCGCAAAAACCGCAAAGCCGAGATCGAGCGAAACCGCCAGCAAGCGCAAGCAAACCTCGGCCAAGACCAAGCCGCTGACGACGGAGGCCGCGCCGCGGAGTTCGACCGCCAGCGCCGCGAGTCGGAGGCCAAGCTCGACCAGGCCCGCGGCGAGTTCAACGCCGCCCGCGGGAAGGCCCGGGAAGAACGGGCCGAGGTCGAGAAAACCGAGCGCACCGGCCAGATGGAACTGCCGGTCATGCTCAACCAGGAGAAGTCCAAGCTCGAAAGCAAGGGCACGTTCTCGGCCCTGGCCGCGCGCGGCCTGGGGGCGGATTCGCTGGCCGACCGCACCGCAAAGGCGACGGAGAAATCCGCCGAACTCCTGAAAAAGATCGACAAGGGCGTCAAGGGCGCGGGAGCCATCTTCGCATGACCATCCAGATTTTCGAGACGTTTGATTCTCGCGCCTTGAACGACGGTCTCACGACCGACCAGCAGCTGCGGTACATCGTCACCGGCACCGACACCGAACAGGAGGTCATCGACACCGTACTCGCGACAGCCCCAAGCGTGTTCGGAGTTCTCCGCCGTGTCGGCTTTTCAGCCGAACCGCTTGGAGGCGGCATTTGGGATATCACCGTCCCCTACGAAACGCGCAAGGAATCCCAGTGGTCGTTCGAGACGGGCGGAGCGACGACTCGGATCACGCAATCGCTCCAAACCGTCGCGAGGTACGCCGCCAGCGGCGCGACCGCGCCCGACTTCCAGGGCGCGATCGGCGTCAACGGCGACACGGTCGACGGAGTCGACGTCACCGTTCCGGTTTACAACTTCACCGAGACGGTGCGGAAGGCGGGCGCCGACGTCACGCAAGCCTATAAGCTCGCGATATTCGCCTGCACCGGCAAAACCAACAACGCCACGTTCCGCGGCTTCGCCGCCGGCGAAGTGCTCTTCCTCGGCGCCAGCGGCACGAAAACCGGCGTGGACGACTGGGAGATCGCGTTCAAGTTCGCGGCCAGTCCAAACGTCACCAACCTTTCGATCGGCGGCGGCATCACGGCCTCAAGCAAAAAGGGGTGGGAATACCTCTGGGTGCGGTTCGCCGACAAAGCCGACACCACGGCGCAAGTTCTCGTCAAACGGCCCGTCGCCGCCTACGTCGAGCGCGTGTATGAATCCGCCAACTTCTCCACCCTGGGGCTCGGATAATGGGCGGCAACGCATTCAAACGCGCATCACAAGGCGGCAAGCTGGAGATACCCGCTGCCGCATGGAACGCGTGTCTCGACGCGGCGGAAGCCAACAAGACCTGGAGGCAACTCCCAGACCGCGGCACTCCGCAGCTTCCGCAAACCGACATCGTTTTCGTCAAGAACGTCAGCGGGTACGCCGTCGGCCGGTTCTACATCCTCGGCGTCGGCGGATTCGTGTTTCCGCTGTCAACGGCCTGGTCAAACGCCAACCTCATGACGAGCTTCGGAAATCAGATCGTGCTCGAAGGCGTCAACCCGACCGCCGCGCATCGCGGAAACTTTGTCGTGTGCCTCGACCCGATTGCTCCCGGGGAGGTCGGCCGCGGGTGCATTTCCGGCGTGTGCATGACAGGCGTCATTTTCCGCAACCCAGCCCACAAGTTCGCCGAGGCCACTCCCAACGGACGCGGAGGGCTGCTATCCAGCGATTCCGGCACGGCTCGAATCCTGGCCTACACCACCGCCAGCGGCAACGACCCACCCGTCGAAACAGACTTTACCTACGCGATCGTGCGGCTCGGCGAAGCATCCGCGACGCATCGCCTGTGCAAAACAACCAGCAGTTTTCCAAAAAACACCGTCGCCACGCTCGACGTGTGGGAAGCGGGAACGCCGCCCTCGGAAACTCAAACCACACCGGATTCTGACGTCCCCGAGGAAACGGTCCCCGACGTTATCAACAAGTTTGCAGCCATCGGCGCAAACAAGTTCGTCAGCGTCGCCAGACATAACAACGGCCGATGGTACGTCGTCGCTGCGGAGTGCTGAGTATGGTGCTCTTTCCGACCTGCCAATGCTGCGGATGTCAGACGTGCATCGACATTTCCAAGGTCGTGTCGGTGCCCGCCTATGGAGACGGAAAGTGCCACCCGACCGACTCGCAGACCTGCACCATCACGATACCAGACGCGTATTCCCTACCCGTCACCGTGCGACTATCCGGCTACGTCGATGACGACGTGAAGTTCAACGGTAGCATCCTCGAACCCGGGAAATACATCTACGCCGACGGTTGCAACGGGGCGCACACGATCGGCACGGCCGACAGCGGACCGGGGTACGTGGACAAGACAGTGAGCGCCCGCACGTTTACGCTCACACTCCTCGACAACTTTGGCGCGGTGAGTTCGATCGCCATGCGGGTGTGTGTTGATCCATTGAACACGCAAGGCGTGTGCCTCGCGCCGACCAGCGACTGCCAAGACCCACCGCCCCCGATTGTGCAGTGCTGCCAGCGCGTCGAAGAATGCGAAGGCGTGACGATAGCCAAATGCGTGAACGTGCGTGCGGACGTGTGCTGCAAGTCCTACGCGTATGGCACGGAAACAGACTGTTCGGGATCGAACCCGCCTTACACGGCCTGCACCGCGGGCGGGCCAAACCCCAACAGCACCCCCCCGTATGACTGCGCAAACGAGGCATTTGCGTTTGGCGCCTACGTGCATGTTTCCGGATGGTCCTCGTGCTTTGAATGCACCGGACTGAGCGCGGAACTGGCGGCGATTTTCGCTGAGATTGACGCCGTCGTGAATCAGACCTGGTACGTGCCCATGACGTGCCTGGGCAACGCCACAAAGACCTACACGTTTCCCGGCGGCTCCGAAGTAGGAGGCGAGTGGACTGTGGTCGTGTTCGTCGACTTGTGCAACAGAGATTGCACCATCACTTTTGCCAACGCTGTCGGCATCGGAACTACCGTCTACCGGCTCCAACTCTACCTGTCGAGCCTCACCAAAACCGATTCGCCATGCAACAGTTTCCAGGTGTGCGACTGCGTTGCATATTCAAGCGGTGACGTTGACGGAACCGGAAACGGAAACTTATTGGTCAACGCTAGCCCATGAAACTATGTGTTTTCACTCCAGACGCAGACGGAACGACGGCAACGTGCCTCGCGTGCGGATTCACCATCCCCGCGGCGACTCGTCTGGTCATCGAATGC